CAAACGGCGACGTTTTACCCGTAAATGTAATTGTTGATGAAAACAGTTTTGGATTATCAACAGGTGATCTAGCTGATTTTTCTGGTGTCGTCGGTCCTATAGCTGGAGCAGTAGCTTTTATGAGTCCGTACGGAAGACTTGGTAAATTCATGCTCAACCTGTTTAAAGGTAGGCCTAGGCTTTCGAGAACTATTGCTGCTGGCGCGGGGAGTGCCACCGGTAAAGGTGCAGAAGAGCTTTTAGATGCTATGCAAGGTTTTCAGCTACAAGATAAGCAAGAACTAGCAGCTACCTTAGCGGGTGAGTTTGCATTAGGAGCTGTAGGTCAAGGTTTAGGTGAAGGCCTAGGAATTGGTTACCAATTATTGTTAGGTAAAAAAGCACCATTTGATAATTTGAGATTATATGAACAAGGAACAAAAAGAAGATCCTTAAATGACATAATGAAGCTCGATCAAAAGTTAGGCAGAGAGGCTACTGAAGCAGAAATAAAACAAGCAATTAAAACAGGAGCAGTAAGAATTTTTGCTGAAGCGGCTGTACCGTCACAAAGCGCTTTAAATAAACAAATACCTGGCAGGTTACAGGCGGTTTCAGAACAAGTTTTAGGTAACGAGAGAACCAAGAGCACAACTAAATATTTAACTAATGAACTTAATAATGTTTTAGAAAGTGCAAACCTTGAGCTAAGCGATTTAGAGACTTACATATCTGCTACAGCCAAAGGCAGTCTAGATGAACAGCTACAAGCTAACTTACAAGTTTTAAGATCAAACGAAGCTAAGACCACACAAGCATTGAGAAAACTTTTGCAGGATGTAGAAAAAAACGTTTTTGAGATGGGTAAATACGCAGACAGTTTAGATAATCAAACAGGAGCTATAGGCGCCAACATAAGAGAAACATTGACAAGGGCTTATAAAGCAATAGACGATCAACACAGAAAAAAATACGTTGCTATAGATAGATCTTTACAGCAGTTAGGTAACAACAAGTTAGATCAGTTTTACATTTCAGAAGATATTGGAAGGCTTTTGTATCCTAGGCTTGTAACTTTAGAAAAACAAATAGCTAAATTTAAGAAAAACAATTTAACTTATGATTTGTTTAAGGTAGAGGACTCAGCTACTTCAACGGTTCAAAGTTTAGAAGAGTTTATAAAACGTTTTAAGAAAAGAATAGATCTACCGCCTGAGTTAAAAGGGATGGTCTTAAAATCTATACAAGACGACGTTCTTAAAGGTATAGAAGAATCAGGCAGAAATGTTACTGAAGCAGGTGTAACAAAAGCAGTTAAAGCAGCACAAAAGCAAAATTATCAATCTAAATTAGATGAAATGTTGCGTACAGATCCAGACTTTTTAAATGCTGCCTTAGATAACAGATTAAACTTAGTACAAGTAAGAAATGCGGTATCTGATCTCAAAAAAGCTAACAACGAAGCTGTCATAAGAGGCGTAAAATCTAATCAACTTGCAAATGCTTTGAACGACTTTGAGCAGTTTTTGTATAGAGAATTGCCAGACAGTAAAAACTTTATATCAAGAGTTAGTGATAAAGGCTTAGGTAAAAAAGAGGTGGTAGTCAGACTAGAGAAACAATTAAAAGAATTACAAGAAGCAAACGCTAGTTATGCAGATCGTATGAGTGTTTTTCGTAACAAAGAGCTTGGCAAAATGAAAAGCGAAACAAGGCAAGGCTCTTACGACATTGATGAAATATATCAAAAAGCAGTTGTCGAAGGTTCATTTGTTGATCTAAGAGATTTATTCAAGGGCCTTAGAGATTATGACGGTTATTTAAATACCATAAAAAAATCAGGCAAACAAAGCAAAGAGGATTTTGTAAAAACAAATATACAAAGACGGTTGTTTTTAGATGCGGCAGACGTAGCTACAGATCCAGATACAGGCGCATTTGACTTTCATGCTTTCAGTAGAGAGATATTAAATTTTGAAAAGAAATACCCAGGTAAATTAGACATGTTGTTTGAAACTACAGGGGCTCCTTTGAACCTAGGTAGAACCGTTGTAAGAAATTTAGAGCAACTTAATAAGTTAAAACCAAATTTAAAGCCAAGAGATATATTAGAGTTAGCTGATGATTTCACTGATCCTAATGCACTAAGAGGATCGATACCTGGTACTAGGTTTGTTGAAAAGTTAAAAGAATTGGCAGATGCGTCAAATGCAAGGTTAAGGTTTGAACAAAATAAATTATTTCAGGATTTACCAACAAAAAGTTTGGATGAAACAGTTGATATAATTTTTAGACCAAACAGCGCATATAACATTAATTTGTTGAAACAAAATGTCACTCCTGAAGTTTTTGATTCAATTAAAAACGCCAGTATGACAAAAATATTGAAGAACGCTGTTGATCTAAATGGTAAAGGCAACATTACAGACATATTTAAGCCAGGTAACTTAAAAAGTTCGTTAGATTCTTACGGAGACGAAACTCTGACGGCTATGTTTGGTAAAGAAACAACAAGAGGCCTTAGAAACTTTCAAAAAGAAATTGATGTTTTAACAAGGGGTGAGGTAGGCACTGGTGGTGCAGCTGGTACTTTGATTGCGGCTGGTATAGCTGTTAATGCCTTTAACATACAAATGTTACCGACAATCGCTGGACTAGCAATTATGCGAAACGTTTTGTCTAGACCAGGCATTGTTGGTTTTATGGCAAGAAAAGACAAAGGAGCAATCTTGACTGTTCTTGACGCTTTTGCACAAGCAGCAGAACAGTTAGGTGTTAGGTTTGTAGCCTCTGGTGGTGAAGCAATATCCGAGGCAGGCGGAGATTTTATAGAAGGTGTATCTGATTTCATTTTTGACCAGGAAGAGACACAACAAATTTTGGATCAAAGCAAAGACTTACTAGAAGATGTGCAGCAAACAGAACTGCCTAAGCTACAAACTAATATAGAGTTACCTGAAATAACACCAATACAACAGACAGAAATAAGTCCTGAACGATTAGCTTTAGCCGAAGCTTTATCCGGCAGACGTATAATTTAAAGCAAACCTATTTCATTTCTATCCATACCCAGCGGCTTATCTGATAAGCAAGTCATCATGCTTTTTGGTATGTGAATATACGGTTCGTTATCTTCTTCGTAAGTAGGGGTCTCATTTACGTTCATTCTGACGTCATAAACGTGCTCTGGGACCCATTGATGATACCAAACGCTGTCCGTCATAGCATAAACAATTATGAACGGTATATTCGTGCTAACGGCGTAAGAAGCACCCTTGCGCAGCTTGTTACCTGACAATATAAAAGTATCGTACTTAGTTGCTGCAAAACTCCTGCATTTTACCTCGCACCAATAACTTTTTTCTGCAGACTCTATCCAAAAGTCTATTGAATAATTAGTAGGCAGTTTGTGACAACTTACCCCCCATAATCCTTCGAGAAATCCGGCTACACGTTCTTCACGCTTTTGATCGTCTCTGGTTTCTAAGCTTGGTGTTTTCATAAGCTCTCCTTTTAAAATTAACTCTAATAAAATACTTTCTGATTACTGAAAATATTGTTAAAACAATTACCTGTATAAGTGAAAGAAAAAATGCTGATTGGAAATCCAACCACAATAAAATTTGTAAAACAAAAAAAGATAAGAACCAATTAATAGGTAAAGCTAAGGTCGTATCTACAGTCGCTTCGTGTAGAGCTTTTTTATCTATCTTCATCATTCTTCAAAGAAAGTAGGATCTACAGCAACAAATCTTTTTGTTG